GGCATTATCAAATGCAACGCCTTCACCTTCTGGTTTAACTGGTGCATTACCGAAACCAACGATCATTACTTCTTCTTCAAATGCTCTATCAGAAGATTCTGTATCGAAAATTTCAGCGTGCTCGTTATCGTAACGGGCATACTCCATACCAAATAAGGCGTTTAAACCTGGTTCTAATTCTTTCGCTAATTGTGCTCTATTTATAGCCATGATTTACTCCTTATTATATACCAGCTTCTATTTTGTAAGCATGTTCGTTAATCATAACGATCATATTTACGTTAACAGCGCCAAGTTCATTATTTTCTGAATCTTTTGAGACTCCAACAATTCTGTAGTTAGCTGTACCAGCTGCTGATGAACCACCTACTTCAGCTGCAGATTGACCAGTTACGGTTGATCCTGCTGTGTAAGCAATATCAATGTTAGCTCCGATATCAGTTCTAGCTAAAGCTGCTGAACTTTGAACTTCGTATAGATTAAATGGATTGTCTTCCACAAATGCTAAAATGTCGCCTGTTGCTGTTTGAGCAGCAGGGAAATGGGCTGAATGCACTACATCTTTCGATGTGGCATCGACGTATTTACATCCTCTAAAGATTCCTAGTATTTTTGTATCACCAGCTGCATCGGCTACGTCGATGAAACCACCAGTTAACATTTTTACAGGATCTCCAGAAAATATGCCTTGAGTTGAACCAGATTCAATATTGTACTCTGTAACCTTATTTTGGTTAACGCCAGCCAAATTGCCTACTAGTTTAAACCCGAAAGCTTTATCTTGGTTTGCCATAATTTTTCCTTATGTTAATTTCGTTTACCGCCTCCAAATGTTACATTTGAAGTTCTCCTTGGAGACATTATTGGAGAACGAGCATCGGATTCTTTCATGAGGTCGTTGTCAACAGCATCTTGTGCTGTTTGTGTTCTATTTGCATAGTGAGCGTTACGTTCGTTTCTGGTTTCCTCTGGAATCTTAGCTAATAGCAACCCACCAACTGAAACTACTCCAGCATGCTTACCGTCTTGAATACTTGGTAATTCAAAGTCTCCTATCTCTTCAGACCTGACAAGCTCGAAACCTTCTCTAGTCCTAGACATAACATTCTTTTTATCATCACTATTCAAAACTTCAGCTCGAATCCATCTATAGACGTATCCTTCTGGAGGAGGTGGAGTTTCTAACATACTTGGGGGAGCCCAAGGTTTTCGTGAAATACTTTGTTCACGAGTATCAGCAGAGCGGGATTCTCTGTTATCTTCAGGTTTTAAGAACCTTCCCTTATCATCTCTATTCATATATTTACCTTTTTACGAATTTTGCGTACTCATTTAATGGTACGTTTAATTTTTTAGCCATCTGAACTTCAGAAGGCGATAATCTTACTTGCTTTTTGGAAGGCTTTGCAGAAGCGTCTGCTCTACCTGCCGAAGCAACTCTTTGTGTCGGTTTCTTATTTTTTTCTTCAACAGAAAAATCATTTGGAAACCTCTTACGGAGTCTGCTATCAATCTCAGTATAGTACTCATCTGTCTTAGGATCAAATCCTTCTTGATTGACTAACTGACTATGAATGGTAAAAGCAGCATTTGTTAAGATTTCATCTGACCCAAACCATTCATTTTTCTGAGCCCAAGCTGTCGCTTTTTCATCAGGTTCAGGAACTGGTTGAGGGACAGGAGCTTGTGCAACTGGCTGTTCTACTGTTTCTGCATTCTGAGATTTTTGTTCATTTTGATATTCTAATTGTGATTTAGAAGATTCAATTTTACTTTCTTCAACCGCTATCTTAGCTATGATGCTTTGAGCTTTACCAACTTTATCAAAATCTTGATCTTGATATGCAGCTTTTAAAGCAGCTTCTGCTTGTGCTTTTTGAGATTTTAATCTGTTTTCAGCTTCATTTAGATATGATTGATCTAAAGATGAACTTTTTTCTTCTAACTTTTTGTTAGCTTCTTGCAATTGAGTTGCATAAGTATAAGCAGATTCACTTGCTCTTTCTGCTTCTCTTAATCTACGAGTCAAAGTACTTATTCTTTTTTGCACTCTATCAGAATATTGTTCTAACTCTTCTTCACTCTCTTCTGAACTTTCTGCCTCAGTACTTTCCTCAACAGCTTCAGCTTCAACGGTTTCGTTTTCTGTTGTAGATTCTTCAGTTGTTTCAGCTTCTAGCTCAACAACTGTTCCTTCTTCAACATTTTCTACTTTATTTTTTTCTTCACTCATTTTTTCTCCTATACTGCAACGATATCGGTTGGATCGTGGATAGTTGCTATTACCTCGTCATCATTGATAATTCTGCATTCTGCATCATCACCAAGTTTGAATCTGGCACCAGCATAACGGCCAATCAATACCCATTGTTTTTCTTGACACCAAGCCTGGTTATCAAATTTATCACCTTTATAACAAAGTGGTCCCATTTTTACTACATAAGCACATACCGTTGATAATCTTTCTCTATCAACATGATCTTGTGTAAGTACAATACCGCCTTTAGAAACTCCAAGACCTGCAAAAGGTAGAATTAACATTCTCCATCCTGTAGGGTTAGGCATTCTTTCTAAGGCTGATTTATCTAAAAGGGTTGGATCTAATACTTTCGCATTTGGATCAACATAAGCTTTATCAACTTCTGTACCAGTCGCTTCGACATTTTCAGAGATTGATTTATTTTCTGCTTCAATTTCTTTAGCTACGTGATCAGGAATGACCACCTTGTTCGTCTTCGTCATCTTCTATTACTTTTCCCAGCAGCTCTCTAAGTGTTATCTCTACTTGGACCAGAGCTGTATACTGTCCACGCAGAAACTCATATTGATTGATGTCTTTGACACCAGACAATAATGTGTCTTTTATAGCCTCTTGTTGTTCATGAAGCTCTTTAATTAATTTTTCTCTTAACCAGAGTACTGACATTAATATACGCCTGAAAACTTCGTACCAAACTCTGCTATTCCAGCGCCTCGTACTTTACCTTTACCCATTCCTGGTTCAGGCTTCGTATTCACGGATACTTTTTTACTCTCTTTAAGAGGAACGCTACCTTTGTTGCTGTAGCTTTGTCTCTTTAATATTTTCATTATTTTTTTATTATAAGTTACTTTTGATACTTTTGAATTAAATCTTGTATTTTTAATTGTTTTTGCATTTCCATACGATCACGAGTTAAATCAGCTTTTTCATCAGCAATTTTCTCTTGAGTCTGTATCCTTTGAACATCAATTGAATCTTCACGACGTGCTTCTTCAGATCTTCTTTGTTGATCAGCAATAAATTGTTGTTGTTCTTGTTGTAATTCTTGACCTTTAAGAGCAAGTTCCTGCTTTCTAATCGTAACTAATGGATCTTCATCAGTAGGTGCAGAAATTTGTTCGGTAAACTCTACCATTAACTCAGCTAAGATTGGTGCAGAAAACTGAGCAACTAATTGTTGCATTTGTGTTTGCACTTGTGCTTGTTGTTGTTCTGGTATTTGTTGTAGTTGTGCTTCTAATTGATCGTACTGTTGTCTTAATTCAGGTGGCATTTGTTCCATACCAAGATTATCTGCTTTCATTTGTAAATGTTGCATGATATGAGAGTGAATCATAGCCTGTATAGCCGCATTAGACTGAACAGGTGGTGTGTTTAGTAAACTCATGTGTACAGATATATGTGCATCATGATTTTGTTCAGGGAATGCTTGTGCAGGTTGACCCATTAATAACATGTTATTTTCCATACCTGCTTCATACACCCCGTCAGGCCCATGTATCTGCGGATTAGAATTAACTAATTGCATCATTTCTTGTGCCATAGCTATTCTTTGTGCCGTACTAAATATGTCAGGGTTAGAAACAGGAATAATATCAACTCTATCATTAAAATCTTGTGCACCTACTTCTTGATTGCCTTCTGTTGTCATATAAGGATATTCATTAGGTAGATATTCTTTAAACACGCTTGATAGTATTTTAAATTCTTTTCTTTGAGCATTATGTAATCTTTTATGGATAGCAGATAGAACTTTAGTTGAGCGTTCTAATAAAGCCATTGTTGTGCCAACTGGTGCTTGAGTGTTACCTTGCCCTGTATTTATTTCTGCAATAGAAGCAAAAGTTTTACCTGAATCAACCAAAATACCTAAAAGATTTAACAAAGTACCACTTGGTTCTTTAAAAGGTAAAGGTTGTATAGATTCTCTAAGAGAACCACCAGGGGCATCCACATCTCTGAACTCTCCAGGCTGTAAAGGGGTATCTTCATCCCTTATACGTATACCTCTCGTCTTAAACCCAGCAGGTAGGTTTGCGAGGGTACCTGCATCAATCAATTGCCTCATTATCGAAGTGGATGCCTTTGAAAGACCACCGATCATATGTGTAAGTCCAAAGCCATAAAAGCCTAGACCTGGCAAAAATTTGAAATGTACAAAATACTCAGTTTTGTTTTTTAATGGATCATCTTCTTTGAAATTTCTTCTGATTGATAAAACTTTATTTGAATTAGAATCTATTGTTACGATATATGGTAACTTAACTCCTGTAGGACCTTCTTGCCCCATATCTTCAAAGCCTGGAATATCTAAATTAGTATGAACTTCATATAAAACAGCGACTTCACTATCATCGTAGCTTGACTGCATGCCTGTAAGTTTTTCTAGTTCTTCGTTTTTTGGTTCTTGTCCTTCTCCTGTATCAACTTCAATATTTCTGTAGAACCCTATATTTTGTAGTTTTTTTACTTCATTCTCAGATAACTTAACTATATTAGTAATACGGCCACAAGATTCTAAATCGGTTGTGTAGTAAGGAACAATTAAATCTTCAGGGGCTACAAACTTAGAAACAGCCCTACCAAGATTATCGTCATAATAAATCTTTTTAAAAGCAGAACCAGCTAAAGGCAAGTAAAATAAAAGTTGATCTAATTCTTGATCGTACTCTTCCATCTTATGAACTATTTGGTAATTCATAAATTCTTTTACTCTTTGAGCTTGCATTTCTATATTAGAATCGTAGTCGCCTAAAACTTGTGTTTTGACCGGACCCCCTGCAGGTAAAAGTTCTTTGTATGCTTGGGCTTGAAAGCTAGTAACGGCTTCTCCTAATAAAGGATGTATAACACCAGAGGCACCCTCAAAAGGCTCAGACCTATCTTCATCAAACCTCATACCTAAAAATTTTAATCCGTCTGTATAGGTTTTTTCCCAGTCTTTT